TTAGGCCGTGAGGCCACTGAAAATCTGGTAGTCCGCCGAGTGCATGTGCGTGCCCGGCTTGGGTTCGGCATCGAAGCGAGCCCGCTCCGACTGCTTGAAGATGCCCATGAACTTGATGGTGCCCTGCACCCCACGATAGCCGCTGAGCTTCGCCTCAATGGCGCGAGCCAGCGCCAGCGCATCGGCCGCCGTTCCCGCCCGGCAATCGATCTGCACCCGGCTCTCGACGAGGCCCGACGGCCCCTGCATGTGATAGTCCGGCACGCCGCTGATGAGATAGAGGATGGCCATCGGGTCAGGCTTCCCCTGCTCCCCGACGTTCCAGTAAATCCGGTCGCCGTCGCCCGTGAGCGCGGCGATTGCGGTGTCGGCCAGCAGCAGCGCAGTCAGAGCTTCCTGCATCACTTCCCCGACTTCTTGGCCGCGCGCGCCGCAACCCGCTTCGCCGTCTTGGTGATCTCGTCGCCGAGGCCCTCAGCCACGAGCTTGATCGTGCCCTGCGCGTGCTGGTCGAAGGCTGGCCGCATGAACGGCTGCGGCCCGTGGTTCTCGTTGCCGAATTCCTGCTGCACGCCAGCCGGGTCGTTGGTGCCCATGTAGACCGTGACGAAGGCCTTACCCTCGTCGCGCTTCGCCATGGATGCCTGCCGCTTGTTCAGCTTGGTGCCGACCGTGATCGAGCTTTCGAGGTCGGGATCGGGCGTTTCGGGATCATCCGGCGCAAGGTTGCGGGCCGTGTCCGCCATCGGCTCGAGCGCATCACGCCCGACCCTGCGCAGCACGCCCTTGGCCGTGGCCTTGGTGAACTGGCCGAGCGCCGCGTCGAGCTCGCGCAGCCCATCCACCTTCATCGTCACTTTCACGGCTGCAAGTCCGGCCGCGCTGTGGCCGTGAGCTCAAGCCCCTCGCGCGTGCCGATCTCCTTGATGCCGCTGATCTCGTAGACCAGCGAGCCGAGCAGCAGCCGGTCCCGCGCGGTCAGCGTCGAGGTCAGCGAGTCGTGGAGCACCCGAAACCGCGTCGTGATGGTCGCCCCCACCTGCGCCGCCCGCAGTTGCTCGCCATCGGACACGTCGAGCTTTTCAGCCCAGCGCTTGCCGATGGCGCCCCAGGTCTTCACGTCCTCATTGAGGGCGTTCTTCGTCGTCAGCGCGCGCTGCAGCGTGATGCGCCGATCGCGCGCGCCGGCAGGGAGGCCCATCGCTTAGGCCGAGCGTGCGAGAACGGCGATGCGGTACGTCGCCGAAGCGCCCGAGCCGTTGGCAATGCGCAGCACGTCGGACGCGCCGCCCGCCACAGCACCGAGGCCGCTGGCATCGCGCGAGAAATTGAGGAACACGCCACCCGGGAACACCTTGATGCCGTCACCGGAAGCCGCCCACATGGTAACCCACGGGTTGGTGCCAGCAACACCGACGGTCAGCGTGGTAGTGTTGGCGACATCGGAGTCGATGACGATGCCGACCATCTCGGCCGCCGTGAAGGTGGCGCCGAAGGCATTGCTCAGCGCGCCGGCCAGGTCGATGTCGTCGTTCGTGGCCGAGGCGACCGTGCGCTCGTCCATAAACAGGATGTCTGCCTGCGCGAGGCCGGTGCCATCGGCGAAGTCGATCACCTTGCGCAGCAGCGGTTCAAAATCCGGCCCGCCGAAATCGTTGGCACCCTGCTGCACGGCGGAGAACTCCACCTTCAGCTTCGAGATAAGCGACATGGTTCAGTCTCCTGAGGTTGTAGAATGCGATGCGCGGCCGAAAGGCGGCGCGGGAAAGTTTGGGGATGGGTCAGAACCCAAAGGATGATGGGGCGTGGGGGGCGGTTGGTTTTCCAACCTGAGGCAGCACACCTGTCTTTTCTGTCGGTCGACGGTGACGCGAGGCCCCTGGCCTTTTATGGGGCGCGGGGCCTAGACCTCTTGCGGCGGATAGTAGACCGCCAGCTTCGTGCCGAGCACCGCTTCGATCTCGCTGGACTGCAGCACAGTTTCGAAGAGCGGCGACTGCGATGCCTCGCCGTGGATGAATACCGAGTCGAGCGCGGCAAGAGCGGGCTCTGCGCTGGCCTTGGCGGCATCCAGGGTAGCCACGAACTCCGCTGTCTGGAACTGGTGACAGCCCTTATGCGTCACGGGGAGTTGCCCGTTGGGCGATAGGTCGACAGAGAAGATCGGCCCCCAGTTCATCGCAACGGCGTAGGCGTTTGCCGCTGCTACGTCGCTGACCGGCACGATCATCGTCAGGCTATGGTCCATTGCCATTCTGGCTGCCCCTTTTTTAGATTGTGATGCCCATCTGCTGAGCGGTCCACAGCTCGGCCAGAGCGAGATCGCTCGGGCTCAACACGCTGCCGAATATCAACAGTGAGTAAAGTCGTCCGGCCAGGAACCCTGCCGGCCCGATGCCTGCAAAAATCTGCACCGACCCAGCATCATTGTCCGAAACACCGGATGTCAGCCACGATGTGTTGCTGCCTTCCTGCACGCCGTTCGCGCGGAGGAAGGCATCCGTATTGGTGTAGTCGCCGATGCCGGTTGCGACATAATCGGTGCCGGCATGAGCCGCGCCTGTTACGGTTGCGGCACCGTCGGCCGATGCCCTGCGTCCAGCCAGGGCTGTTCCGCCATTCACCGCCGCGTAGAACAGACCGGCTCGGGTGTTGCCTGCACCACTGGTGATGAACAGCACGTTTCTTGCCGAGGCGGTGCTGCCATCGTTTCGAACGCCTGCCACGATCGTCCACCCGGCGACGCCGCGCAAAGCGGCCAGTGCTCCGGTCATCACGTCATCGGCGCCGTCACCCTCCAGATATCGAAGGCTCCCGCTGGCGCGCAGAATGGGGCGCGCCGCATCGGTGGGCGCCACGACAAAACCGCCCTTGGTGCCCCAGTTTTTGAGCGACCCCACCGCCTCGTCGGCATTGCTCGGCGTTGTAGCGCCTGCGCCGGTCCGCTCCTGGAAGCACGAGCCCGACTGCGCGGCCGAAAACGCCACTTCGGGATTGAGCGCGAGGATCGAGGCGAACGGAATGCCCCCCACGCCCTCACGTGGGGCGTTGGCTCCGCGCATCGGGGGGCGCATGGGTGGGCGGAGGGCTGGCCTCAGCATCGTCAAGCGGCCTGATAGACGCCGCAGGAGGCGCCAGCCACCCGTGTGAACAAATAAATGCCGGGCGCCAGCACTTTTGCCGGCTCCTCGCTGGTGAGCTTGCCGATCACGTTGTAGGCCGAGCCGTCGTCTTTCGACTTGACGATGACTTCGGCGCCGATTGCCGCCTGCTTCAGGCCCACGAGCGTGTCGGTCGTCAGGGTGATCTCCGACGAGCTCGCCGCCGTTGTGTTGGTCGCGAGGATCTGCGTTGCAGCCATGATCGCCTCTCAGGTCAGGGACCGCGCCGGTGATTGACCAGCAGCGCGTCGAAGGTGGAGAAATCACCCGATGCCACGGTTTCGTGGTCGGTGAAGTGGTCGGCGATGCGCACCAGCATCGCGTGGTGCACTGCCGGCGGCGCGGCGACGTAGCCCACCACGGCCGTGAGGGTGATGCGCGAGCCCGGCTGGATCGCGGGCCACGACTGGTTGAACTTGAGCACGACACTTGCCTCGAGATCGTCGGCGCGAAGCTCATAGACGTCGGTCGAAAGCGTCTGCGGTGCCCCATCGGTGTCGACGTAGGTGATCGACGTAATCGAGATCGCTGGCGCATCGGGGAGCCGCGCCATGTCGTCGAAGCTGTCGCACTTCGCGACGATGGTCTGCGAGCCGATGCGAATGCCGCAGTACTTCTCGACGTGGTTCCGCGCCACCGTGATCAGCCGCGTCAGTTCCGCGTCGAGATCGGTGTCGGTGTCGGAGCGCGCCTGCTGACGAGCCTCGGCGATCGTCACCAGTTCAGCGGCGGCTACGGTGACGGCGGACGGATACCACATCAGCGCGTCTCAGCCTCGGGCTTGACAGCCTTCTCGGTAGCAGGCTTCGGCGAGCGCTTGCCCGCCTTGGCCTTCTCGACGAGATCGGCGTGGTCGTCATCCACGACATGCTCGCGGATGAGCCAGTTCGGGTGGATGTCAGCCATGGCTAGACCGCGCACTTCAGAACGAGGAAGTTGATCACCAGCACGTTGTTGCCGGCGGCCGATGCATCGAGATTGGTCAGGCGCAGCTTGAAGCTACCCGCCGCGACGGCCGATACCATCACCATGAACGTACCGGCCGAGGTATGGGTCTTGATGCATGCGACCACGACGTCGGTCGCCTCGACCAGCGTGTTCGTGACGGTGAACTCCGCTTCGGCGCCAGCGGCAACGGTCTGCGACACCGTGGTAATCACGCCGGAAAGCGCACTGCACGTCACGCCGGTGGTGATCGAAGTCGCCTGAGTGACGGCGGTCTGGCCCTCGTGGGTGATCTTCCCACCGGACGCAACGACAAGCTCGTCGCCGCCCTGCTTGCGGTAGACCTTAGGGCCGTAGCTGGCATCAGCCATGATGGAAAATCCTTTGCTGCGAGGACCGTTCGGCCTCTAGCGCTGCTGCGCTTCGGATTGATGGGGGAGTGGTTGGGGCGGACCGAAGCCCGCCCCTCAGGCTTCGACTTAGGCCTGGATGAGGTGCTTGACCGCTGCGGTGTCGCCGAGCTCGCCGTCGAAACGGATCAGGCCGGCAATGCCGAGGTCGGGCCAGAAGCGCTCGCGCATCACGCCGATGATGGGCGAGCCAACCTTGCGGACGTAGTACTTGCCGAAATCACCGAAGACGACGGTTTTGTTGCCGGTGGCCGGGGATGCCATCGCCTGGTTGACACTGTACGGGCGGCCGAGCAGCGACGGGGAAACGCCCTTGCTGAGGTCGCCGCCGTTCCACAGGTACTGGCCCTGCCCATCCTTCAGCTTGCGGATGGTCTTCAGCGTGGTGTCATTGAACATGAACCGCGCCTTGGGCGACTGGCGATAGGCCGGATCGACGGAATGCTCGAGGTCGATCAGTTCGTCGCCGGTGATCGCAGCCACGGCCGCGGCGGTTTTGCCGAGGGTCGAAGCGGTGACGATGCCGTTGGGGTCGCCCGAACCGTCGCCGGTGGTCAGCTCGACGTTGGCGCGGCGGCCGAGGCGTTCGCCGAGCAGTTCGCCGAGCAGCTGTTCCCAGTTGAAGATCGAGTCCTGCGACAGTTCGATCGACCAGCGGACGAACTCGGTGTCGAACATGTAGGCGTTCAGCACCTTCTGACCCACCACCACGTCGACGCCGCCATCATCGGTCAGCGCAGTGCCTTCCGTGTGCTTGGCCACGGCAGTCGCGGTGTCGTCGATCGTCGGGATGTTGATCTGCTCGCCCGAAGAGGTGTTGATGACGGTGCAGATCGCATCGTCATACATCGGCCCCCAGGCGGCCATCGACTTGATGATGAAGTTGGCGAGGGTGACGGGGACGGTGTAGCCGCCGGCCGCATTCGAGGTCGACTGGATACGCTTTTCCGCGTCCTTCACCACCCCGGCCTTGAGCACCGCGCGCTCCTCGGCGGTCAGTTCGCCGGGCGAAACGCCGGATACGATCTTGCGGAATACCTCGCGATATTCGGGCGCGTCGTCATCGTCGTCGCCGGCCCCGCGATGCTGGGTGTCATCCGGCTTCGGACGGCGGGAAGCGCGCTCTTCCTCGAGGGCCTTTTCGCGCTTGGCGAGCTTTTCCTCGGTGGCGATGCGGGCGTCGAGCTTGTCGAGTTCTGCCATGGCAGCATCGTGCTGCGTCTGCAGCTCGGTGGCGCGGGCCTCGTCGGTGTTGGCATCGATCTGGTTGAGACGTTCGCGGGCCTGAGTGATCAGCGTCCCGCGCTTCTCCTGAAGTTCCGTCAGGGTGGGCATTGGATTTCTCCGATGTAGGGGATGTTGAGCGGCCAGCTGAAGCCAGTCGCCTCCGATCTTCGGGCCGGGGTCCGTGTATTAGCGGGCGATGAGCAGGAACCTGCGTTCAGCACTCTCCCGCTGTTTTCTCTGCCGGATGCGATCCAGCGCCGGGTGAACCGGCTTCGCCTTGCGCGCATCGTCGAGGCTGCGCATGGCGATCGTGGTGTCGTCATAGGCCGGGAACGCCACGATGCTCACCTCGTGAAGCTCCACCGCCTCGATGGTGCGCTTCGGCACGTCGCCGGTCTCGTCCCAGGCTTGCTTGGTGACGATGAAGCCGAACGACATGCCGGAAATGTCGCCGCGCTCGATCAGCGTGGC